TTGATTATCAGACTGGGTGGCAATATACCGTAACTGGTAATAACATTAGTACAGATGCAAGTAGCTTGGTTCCTCCAGCTCAGAGTGTTACCCAGTCAGTAAATGGTGTAAATTCGACGTGGACAAATCTAGATACAACCAATATGCCAAACTTCACGGTAACGGATTCAAACAAGCCGTGGCAACTCACTACGACTCTCAGTCAGCCAGGATTAAAATCTCAGACCATAATACAAAGAACAACAGAGATAACTTCAGTTACAGACACGGTTTCAACCTTCAGTCAGTAAAATATTTACTTCTAGCTTTAAATATATTCAGTACCCCCATCTATGCAAATGAAGTAGGAGGGGTGTCCGCAACGGCAAACCCAGTGGCAAATTCGTCCGGGAGCGTATCCAATTTGGCTGTACAAAATTTAAGTGGACCGTATATAACTAATACTCACGGAAATGGGGTGTCCTGTCAGGGGGCAACTCTTAGCATTACTCCGTTTGCAACACTGCAAGATTCATGGAAAGAACCTTATGAAGAAAGTTATTTAGATCCAGTATTTGACAACTCAGATACCAATAATGATGGTGTATTAGATAATCCTGGGGCGGTACTTTATTACAAACCAACTAGAACAGGTCAGAAATCTAATCATAGTATTGGATGGGGAATCAGTATGAATATAACCATACCTTTAGATAAACGTCACAACGAGGGTTGTTTGGCTGCTGCTAATACTCAAAATCAATTAAATCAACAATTAATAGCTAATAAAAGATTAGACTTTGAAATGGCTAGATTAAAGCATTGTGCCGAGCAAGAAAGGCTTGGAGTGACCTTTCATCCATCGAGTCCAGCTGCTCAGATTTGTGCAGATATCGTAGTTGCAAATCCTCATGGTGTTATTCCTAATCATCAGCACGAGATTCCGAAATAAGTTTCTTTTTTCTTGTTAATCCTTTAAATCTTTCTCTGTCTTTTTTTCCAAAAAAACCTTTAATTTTCTTAGATAACTGCTTTATTAATGGTTTTATTAACCTTAATAACAAGGGTGTTGCTGCTGCTGAAGCTGTTGCTACTACAGCGATTGCTGCTGTTGTACTGATTTGGGCTGTAGTTGGTAGATACTTATCAGCTGCAGTGGTTGGTTCGTACAAAACTATGCAGGTTTTTTTATCAACACTGAGTTCATGACCTATAACTTTCTCTTCTCCATTACGTGTTAAATCTCCAACCCTTGGTTGATTTGGAGCAGGACATTCAACTTCTTTTTGTGGTGGGGGAATATTATCTAAATTAGGCTGAGGAGTTTCTAATTCTGGAGCTGGGGTTACATTAGGTGGGGCTACATCTTTTACAAAAACTAAATCTTCAGGAACATAATCCATAGGAAAAAAATATGGCACAGTTCCATCACATAAAATTCTGTTACCTCTATCATCTTCAGTAACGAGTTTTATTGATTTTTCATTAGCAGGATTAAATACAACACAACCAGGGACTTGGATTATGGGATTACCAATAGTTAAAGTTACAGGGGGGCTAAAAGGTATTGCTTGTATAGGCGTGTGAATATAACTATTTATTGGAATTATCTCTAATTTATTTATATTTATTTGATTGACTTCAGACAATTTTAGAATGGATTCATAGGTGCAGTGCCTTTAGGAATTACATCACCAGTTATATCAGGTATTGGTAATGCATCTTCTATAACATCTCCTATGCCTCCTGAGATCGACTCTAACGCCTTATCTTTTATATTATTGATAATTGCATCTTTATTTAAATAAATCCCTAAGCCAGCCCCTACAACGGTTAAAGAAACTATACCTGAAGCAACAGCTATTGCATTAAAAATTTTTTGCATTTTTTTAAAAAAATATCTTATTTTTATTCTACTGTGATTTTTATTATCTAACCAGTTTGATTAATCAACTTAAGAATTAGGACCTTTTGTTGAGGGCTGAGTCGGCCAGACAACATCATCAGGAGTTTTATCTTTATAAGTCTGAGGAAGATCTCTTAAATTTTGTCTGTAAGTACCCCATGCAGTTTGATCTACACTCGCTCCTGGAATCATAGTCCAATCAGTACTTTGTAAAATAGTATCTCTTTTCGCTCTAATATCATCCCAAGTTAAAGCGTCAGCAGCTTCAATTGTGTTTGATTTTGCCCACTCTAAATATTTATCATAGTCTCTATTTCCAACCACCATAGGAATACAAGTAATAGTCCCATCATCTAGTATTCTTTTTACTGCTTTAATAGATACCCCATCTGATCTATCTTTATAAAGTTGATAACGTGTTGCCATGATTACATCTCCGCATTAAATTTTGCAATAATACCATCTTGCCTGCCCTGCATTTCGCCAGCAAGCCCACCTTGAGAACCACTTGAGTCTATTCCTAAGTAAAGAGAAGATGGATTTGCAGTAGTAGGAGGGTTGAATAAAAAGGCTGTATTAAAATCTTTATCATTACTATTATTAGCATCACAATGAAATCTTATAGCTTTAGCATTTCCAGTAAAACTAGGTGAGATTCTCATAGGAACAGGGAATGAAAAATACATATAATAAGTTGAGCTGTCCGTCATAGCTGCTGGCACAAAACTATCACCATCATCTCCAGTATATTGGCAGAAATATCTCTGGCATAAAGCAAGTTCATCAGTAAATCTTCTGTGTTCAAAATCTGTAGCTATATTACCAGCTTCTAATTGCATTCCTGTAATTTGAAAAGTAGCTCCATTTGTAGCAAATAAATTAGTTGTACCTGTTGCTCCCATAAATAGACCTGCCCCCCACGCACCTGCTGTACCTAATCTACTTGATCCAGCACCCATACTCCATCTAACAGAAAAGCCTCTTCCATTACCTGTACCCCATGTACCTGTATCATCTGCAGGAAATGTCATTGTTTTCTTTTCCCAAGTATTAGCAGCATTAATTGTATACATTATTGGGTAAGATCTACTATTACTACCATTACCTAGAGAACAAGAAAAGTTACCTGTAAGAGAAGACTTTACAAAGAAAGACAAAGTAACACTTGTTCCCCCTGCTGCTCCAAATCCTAAATGTCTGACATTATATCCTTCAATAATTTGTCGTAAAACATAATAATCTGTGGCAGCTAAACTTGTATCTGTTCCTGTAACAGTTACCTTAATACTATTAGTAAATCCAGAAGGTGAATCATCTACTTGTTGTGCAGTTCCTGTACCACCTCCAACAAAACCTTCAACGTGAGTCCTATCTACTGCATATTCTGCAGTTGCCCCATCTACTGCAGTTCCATTAGCTTCTTGACTAATAACACATGCTCCATTAATTAGAAGATTACGATTACTTAAATTATTAGTAATATTACCAGTACAGGTTCCATTATCAGCCATTGTTATCGCATCTGATGATGCTGATACTCCTCTAATTCCTGCGACTTTTAATGTACTCATAATTAACTAGGCTCCGTTGGAAAAGTAACAGATGATAAATCTAAATCTCCATCACTATCTAGTTTAGGTGATGCAGACGCAGGCAAATCTCTAAGTGCCTGTCTATAAGTTTTCCAATTTGTATCATTAGATAAGGTTATATCTCTGGACTGTGTCCAATCACAGGAAGATAGTCTCTTATTTCTTTCTATTCTTAATAATCTCATTGGTTCTTCATTATTTAATCTTGTGACTTCAGCATCTATTTCAGATTCAGTTGGTGGTGTGCCAGAATCTAACCACGTTAGCCCAGAGTATTCATCACCATTCCAAGCAAATTGTTTATTTGGTTTTAAAGAAACTAATGCGTTTGCTTTGGTATAAATCATTGTGCTATCTCCGTTAACATGTTGACTACTGGTTCCGCATCACTACTACATGGTAATTCTACGGTATTAGAAGAATTACTACTTCTTATATATAATTTGTACTCTATTGTATTACCAACTGAATAACTAGGGGAATCAAGATAATGTATGGCAAATGGAACTTGTATTCGACTACTATCTCCTCTTACTTCAGCTAGAAATCCACTATTATTATTTGCTCCTACAGTTTGATTTGAACCTACAGGTGCGATTCCTGTAAATGTTCCACCATTAATACTTCTATATACATCTACAAACGCACGATGGTCATTTCCATTCGTATTAATCATTGAATGAAAATCTATAAGAATTTTGCTAGAAGCAAATATTGGTGTAATAGTTACAGTATGAGCAGTAGCAACATATGTGGTGGAAGTAGTTGCAACTCTGGTATATGTAGTAGTTTGTACTGTTTGGACAGTATTTCCTGATCTTGGGTTTGTTGTTGTCAAAACTGTACCGTTTGCTGTATCAGGGACAGTTAATACTCTTGCGTTTGAACCAGAAGATGGAGCCTTTAATTCAAAAGTACCTCCTCCAGAATCAGCTGTTAATTTAATTGAACTCATAATTAACTAGGCTCCGTTGGAAAAGTAACGGATGTCATATCTAAGTCATAGCCACTATCTAGTTTAGGTGATGCAGACGCAGGCAAATCTCTAAGTGCTTGCCTATAAGTTTTCCATTTATCTGCAAGTGTTAAATCTGAACTAGCTCTCCAATCACAAGCTAATAATCTTAAATCTCTTTCTACTCTTAATAATCTCATAGGTTCCTCCTTATTTAGTCTTATAACTTCAGCATCTATCTCAGATTCAGTTGGTTTAGTGTCAGAACTATCCCACTTTAATTCTGAATAATTCCCACCACCCCAAGCAAAACTTACACCTGGTTTTAAAGATCTTAAAGCTGATACTTTATCGTGAATCATGTTTTTATCTCCTGTGCCATCAGCTGCAATGCTATTTGTTGATCTCCATAAATTATGTTACCAGAACTTTCATAAGCACCTACATTGTAATATCTAGTGTTAGTGTTAGTAACTGTTGCATCCCACGTAACTCCAGTATCTGGTAAAAATATGTGAGAGTTACCTCCAGAATCATTATTCCTGTAGGTTTCATTCAATGATGCACCCCGTGCTTTATCAAGTATAACTGGAGAAGACATATTACTATTCGGTGAATAATACACACCAAAATATCCCATACCAGATGGATCCAAACGAATCCCTGCTCTCCAAACTAATAAAATTTTAGAGTTAGCAAATAGAGGTGTAATTGTTAATTTACAACTACTATCAAGAAAAGTTGGATTATTTACATCTGAACTACTAATATCAACAGAACTTCCAGTATTCTCTCCGTTTGCTCCAATAACTGTTTGAACAATTGCTCCCGATCCTAATTTTGCTCCTGTTGCTGCACCAGTAGCTAACATATCTGTGTCAACTATTCCGTCTGGTAAACCTCCTACTGAGATTCCTGTAATTGTTCCATCACCTGAAATTGAAATTGGCATAATTTAAACCACCGTATAAACTGAACCGCTAGGTATTGTAAGGGTCACGCCTGCGTTAATTGTAATCGGTCCAAAGCTACCAGCATTGCAGGTAGATCCAAATGTAGTTCCGATTGTGTAGTCAGTTGTTATTGTTGTCCCATTCTCTATTATCACCTTGTCAGACCCACCACCCGTAGCTCCAGATGGTGCATCAACATAAGAGAGAACGCCAGCTCCATTTGTTGATAAGAGTTGTCCTGAAGATCCTGTAGATGCTGGAAACTGTGCAACTTTTGTTCCATTAGCAACAATACCAATTTGTCCAGAACTTACTCTAAAAAACCCAGTGTCGGTGTCCGAGGAGAACGTAATGGAGGGAACTGAATTTGTACCGTCAGGAAATGTTCCACCAGCATTTAAATAATCTGCACTTGCAAGTATTACTCCAAAGAAAACTTCTCCTGAAGCTGGAGCAGAACTAAAAACTATATTTGTTCCTGATAATCTAAATCCTGTTGAACCAGAAGAGTCAGGTTCCTGAATTACACCGCCGACAGATATTAATAATTGTGTCTCATATTTTGGAAATGGTGTAGGAGCAACTCCACCAACTAATAAAGAAAATGATGTTGTACTTCCATTAAACGAACTTGAGATATCATCAATAGTTTTGTAATCAGTATTTGACCTTAAATTATTACCTAAATACGGCATGATTACTGAAATCTTTTATATGCTTCTTCTATTTTACAGAGACTAATTTTTAAGAATTAGGACCTTTTGTTGAAGGTTGAGTCGGCCAGACAACATCATCAGGAGTTTTATCTTTATAAGTCTGAGGAATATCTCTTATAACTTGCCTGTAAGCAGCCCATTGAGCCTGATCTACAGTTGCTCCAGTTGTCATTGTCCAGTCTGTATCTTTTAATATCTTATCTCTTGTAGCTCTGATACTATCCCAAGTTAATGTTTCTGTATCAGCAGCTTCGGCTGTGTTAGTTTTAGCCCACTCAAGATATTCTTGATAATCAATATTAGCTGGGTCAAATGGAATATAATATTTGACACCATCAACTGTCTTTTCAATACACTTAGTATTGATTTCTCCTGTTGAACCAATTCTGATTTGTTTGTACATAATTAAAGCTCCGCAGATGCGTCTATGTAATCAGCAGCAGCAGAAGCCTTTACTACTACTGCTCTACCACCTCCACCAACTCCACTACCACCATCCCAACCACCTGTTGCTAAACTATGAACAGTATTTTGATCTATTGATAAAGTAGTGAAAGCATTATGACCAGACACTGAACCATCATCTCCAAATGGTGTCCAAGTTCCACTAATTGTTGATGTCGGAACTGCTCTCATAGTTACTGGAAATTCTTTAATTACTCCAAAACAAGAAGAAGTGCTGTATGATTGCCCTTGCCATAAATATCTATTAGTAGCACCAGCAGTCCATCTGTAGTAATAACGCTGACATAAAGCAAGCTCCTGACCGAATGACCTATGTTCGAAATCTGTTGCCACGCTGCCTATTTCTAACTGCACTCCTGTTACATACCAATCGTTTGATGTAGAGTCTGCAAAATTAACCTGACCTACTCTGCTGTCTGCATTAGAAGATGATCCCCAAGTTGTTTGTAGAGTTCCGCTAGTAAAAGTTGTACCAGCTACTAAAACAAATTTTACGGAAAAAGATTTTGCATTATCATTGTCAAAAGCACCAGTTGTATCCGCTGGAAAAATTAATGTATATTTATTCCAATTTGCATCTGATACAGTATACGTTTTACAAACCATTCTATTGTTGTCATGATCAAATAACATAACAACATAAGTTCCATTTTTAGTGCTTTTAACATGAAAACTCAAAGCATATTGTTTTGCATCTGATGTACCTTTAGCAAAATCCTGTACATCTTGTCCTTCTAAACTTGTTTGAATTTCTAAGAGTGAACCTGCAGAAAGAGATCCGTTTGCTGTTGTGACATCAACTTTATATGAATTTCCAAAATCATTAGGACTATCTGTTGATTGACTAACTGTTACCGTTCCGAAACTACTACCTCCAAGTTTAAATCTATCTGGACCATCAGCATACTCACTACTTGTTATACCTGAATCTGATGTACCACGCTGTGCTACTTGCATAGCACCATTAATTATTTTATTTTTTCTTTCACCAAGTTTATCGGTGGTGTCTGTATTAAGTCTTTCTAATCCAACTTGAGATAGAGCCATGTGTTATACCTCCTTAAGTCTGTTCTAGATAACTTACAGTTACATCTAAAGCACTTGCTGTACCAGCCCTAACTCTCAAAATATCATTAGCTTCCATAATTACTTTTGATCCACTTATAAGTTCTAAAGAACTTCCTGCTGGAACTGGAGCATTTCTTATAAGGTGAACATCATCACCAGCCGTTACAAGAAAAACAT